TGATTCCACCAGATGTGGTTGCTCCTGATCCGCTTTCCGCTGATCCCATCGTGATCGTAATCGTTGTTGTGGTTGGAACGGTTGTGACCATGAAATTGTAATCGTCAAAATCACCAGAACTAAAATTAGAATCGGTGATAGCAGTAAAATTATCGAGAAGAATAATATCCCCAGCAGTAATTCCATGAGCGCTCGCAAACGTAATCGTGACTGATGTAGATCCATTGGTTGTTGTAAATGCACTGGTTAATGTTGTTGTACTTTTAAGAGGTGTTATATCATAAAAAGCACCTCCAGAATAGATGTATAAAAATCGGTTAGTTCCGAGAGCCGCGTACTTTATTCCGCTAGCATTGACGAAATGGTGTAAAGCCGTGTTTCGTCCTGTAATCGTCTTGTCTCCTAATTGAGACCATCCTCCTATTTTCTCAGGAGAACCATAACGAAAGCGTACATAGTCACCACTAACCCACTGGCCTTCTCCGCCTGTGGCTGTGACTTGTTTATTAAAACCGGGTGCAATATTGATCTTTTGTAGCATACAAAAATCTCTTTACTTTTAATTATACTATATTTTTGGCTAGATCAACTATTTAGGAATGCCTAGCATTGGCCGTCTGTCGAACTTATTCTTCTCGGCAAACCTGCCGTCGGCATGATTATAATGCAAAAACGTCTGAACGCAAAGGTTTCCTTCAAAAGGTTCGCGCCAATGTTCGAGCTCGCAGCCGCTATAAACCAGCATATCGCCTACACCGAGTTGAACTTCAACGCCTTCTGGAGCGTTAGGTTTGACTTTAGTTGTAGTTTCACGGCCCGAGATAATATTATCAGTTCCCGTAGGATCAATAAACAGGGACCAGGGGTCTCCTCCTAAATTAATCGTCGTTGATATTTCACAGCTTGGCCTGTCTTTATGTCTGTGAAGAATATCACCTTTTTTATAGGCTCGGGTATAGGTATAAGTTGGTATTAAACGTAAATCGGTATGTCTCTCCATAACCGGTAAGACTTTCATCATCAATGTTTCCATGAACATATCACCATAACAGGAATAGGTATTCGGAATTTGCTTGTCTTTCCAAGTACCAAATCCCGGTGTAAATTCTGATATATAATTATTCTTATGCATCCAGGCTACAGCATCTCGTTTTAAGAGAAAGTAGTTAAAAGCAAAATTAGCCAGCTCATAAGAGATCGCTTTTTCTATAACTTGATATTTTTTTTCGCTAAACATATTCCTCTCTAACTTTTCCTTTGTAATAAGCAGGCATCACTTGATCAACATTTCCATTTTCATCTCTTCGAATTTGAAGATCATTAGGTAAATGAAAATGTTCTTTAATCTCTGCATCTGTTTCTAAGACTTCTCCTTTTAACGGAAATTCATCCGCTTTAAAATTAGTCACCACAGCTTTAATAGTTTTAATACCCAGTTCCTTGGCAACCGTCATTCGATTATTGCCTACAATAATATGTATTTTATCTTTGTAAGCTTTACTATTATACCAGCAATAGACAGGGTCTTTCATTCCGTAGGTTTTCATTGATATTGTTAAAGCCTCTTTAAAATCTCGTTCTCCTTTTTGATGAAATTCAGGTCGATCCAAGTAAGTGATCTTTTCAAAAGGTAATTCAATGTAAATAGTTTCTATCATCGTTGTAAAAAATTAAACGATACTGATATTCGTGTATCATTACTTTCATTAGGTCTGACCTCATGCCATAACCAAGAGGGAAACATAATAGCTCTTCCTGCAACAGGTTCATAATGGATCTCTCTCCATAACTGTGAAGGAAGTTGACCTTCTTTACGATTAGGCATGATTGTATGAATACCGGGTCTTGGATCATATAACATTAAGTGACCTGACTTAACTGGAGTTTTTATCCAATACACTCCTGAAAATAAACTATTAGGATGAAGGTGAGGTCTATTATATCCACCTGGATAATTAACATTCGCCCACATATTTCCGAGTACAGGTTTTGGACTTAAATATTCTTTCTTATAAATTTCATCTTGCATAGCAAAGAGTTCTTTCGTTAAAACATTATATTCTTCTTTTTGATTCATGTCGGTTTTGCTATGCCAACCATTAACATTTGTTCGTTTCTTACCTTCAGGATCGGTTTGACTCCATTTAAGAACTTGTTGTTCTAAGTATTGATTAAGCTGAACAGCGTTAGGTAAATCCTTTATATAAACTGGAGTTGGAAAATGGTATTCAGTAATCATTTAAAGGATGGACCTCCAAACCACATCACTAAAGATTTTCGCTCGCCCTTAGTTACTGGCTTGACTCGATGCTGTAACCAGCTTGCAAAGAAAATTGCTTGTCCTTGTTTTAACTTTGCTGTTTTCCCTTTACTCATAAACTCTAATTCACCACCTTCAAAAGTAGAAGGATCAGATAATAATAAGGTCATAGAGATTTTACGAACAGGGGGTTGATGTTTTCCTTGAACATCATTATCCATATGCCATTCATAAAATCCACCTGTAAGATAATGCGTAAATTGTCCAGGTTCTGTTAACTGCATGCCTTCAAAACCAAAGTGATTGTTATTCGCTTGAAGCATGGTCTTTTCAATATCCCGATACATTTCAGGCATATCTTTAAAAGGAATCCAGCTAATCGTGGTAATTCTTTTTTCAGGATCAATACCCCCACCAGATTTTTGCCCCATACCTACTGCAGCTGTTTCTTTTTTTAAACTCATGCCTTTATTAATCACCATCTGGCATTGTTGTGGTGAAAAGATAGGTTCTGTAGTTTCAGCAATATAACTTCTCCAAGTGGGTTCTGTTGGGTTCATCCTGCGGTCCTTGTGCTTACAGGGTTATATTCTACATCCATATTGGCTGCAAGCGTCCTACGAATTGCGTTTGGATTTGTGTGTGGGTAAACGCAATGCCTCATGTCATAAGGAAAAATATAAAAATCTCGTTCTTTAGTTATAGGACTATAATCAGATTTAACAAATTGACCATTAGCTGCTCCTATAATTTGTAATTTACCATTCATAGGTACATCCTCTCGTGCATATTCGGGACCCATATCGTTAGGAAGCCTAAGCATCATCACTGAAGATAATCCCGTGTATATTATCCCCTGATGAATATGAACAGGATTATATTCGCCCGCTATCATTTCATTAATCCATATAGAATTCAAATGAAGTTTATAGGGGCTCATTTTATTAAAATCTAAATAGTGTTTAAATCTACTTTCAAACCAATTGAGAACATAAGGTGGTAGCATATTATGTCTATGCATCCTTTTATTATCTGCTCCACCAAAGAATAAAGAATTTTCTTTATTTATTTTACCTACTAGTTGTTTATGAGCATCAGGAAGATTTATAAAGTTTGTTTCATAAATTCCATTAAGAACATTGAAAATATCCATAGGGACTTGATATCTGCAAATAGTTTGTCCCAGCCAAATGAAACTAAAAGGTAATGTGTCCATATTCCTTTACAAATCTTTCTGGTATCATGCTCTTATAATAATTTTCTACTTTCATAATTTTTTCAGTGCGAATAGTATGCATATTTTTACCCACGATTCTATCATTATATTGTAAACCATTGACCGTAATTTGATCTAGATCAATAAAGGTATGTGGAAAATAAGGAAGATTTAAAAAAGTGTAGACTTTTCTTATTTCACGTTCAGGATTTTCTACCAGGTCATCATACTTAATAAAGACTGCTCTTTCAGGATGCTGGAGTAAGTATTGAATAGATATCAATGCTTTAGCTACAGCACCATGTTTATACATAATCTTAGCTAATTTTTCTTCTATGGTTTTATATTTATTTGGAAATGCCGAAGGTTCTGTTTCAAACCATTTGATATATGAAGCTAAAACATCTAATAAATCTCTTACAAGGACAATACATCGAATAGGTTTTTTAAAATGTTTTTGCATAACCTTTAGATTACCAGGTGTGCAAACAGGTCCTCGATCAATGATGACTTTGTAATTCCAATATTTATAATAAAGATTATAAACTTCATCCATGACATTATCTAAGGATTGTTCATCAGGAAAATTTTGAAAGACATCGGTGTTCTTTAATAGAAATAATTCTTTCATAATTTCCAAAGTAATACTATTAGGTGTAACAACAATCTTTGGATTCTGGTTCATGATCGATGCAAATAGGGTATTCCCTGATCTTGGCATCGCGCACAAAAAATAGATTTGTTTATCCTTGTTTTCCGTACTTGGGAGTTTCACTGATGGCTTTCTTTTTTTCATGACCTAGGGCTTTTCTTTCTTCTTCTATTCTTTCAATGGATTGAAGTTGGCCTAAGACGTTAAAAACTTCAGGTT